TGCGATATTATTTAGCAATATTAGCAGTTCTTCGCGTTTATATTTAATCCATATCTTATTAATATTATTTATCCCGCGCTTCCACTTGGTATATTCGCAGTACATATCATATTCGTCATTCAATACCAGAAGGTTGTTTTCGTATATATATCTAGGCGGATCCCATTCCTTATTGTTTATGTAATTATTCCAGAGCTTATCTAGCATCGCACATACATATTCCTTGTCAAATAGAGCGAGTATATTACTATATAATTCGTCGTCGCTCGTTTTAATATAATTCCATATATACATAAAAATATCGTCCTTGTTATCGTTATTATCATTTACAGCGATAATTTCCTTAATTTTCTCGTAGATACTGTCCCTGTTTTTAATACTTAGTTTATTTAAATTACCTATCAAACACCTTTTCAGCTCGGATTTCTTCGTAAAGTCGGGTATTATAATATGAAATCTTGATTTAACCTTAGGCTTATTATACTTCTCCTTATTATTATATATTTTTTTCGCCCATATCATTTTGGGGTCATAATAGGAATTGAAACACGAATATGTATTTTTAATATCTACGGCTTTATCCAAAATATTGCGCGGTATATCTATGGAATTATAGATATCTCTAAATTGTTCTATACTAATCTTGATGATTTGTTCGTCCATTATAATTAGTTATTATAAATAATCTTATATATTGATTACAAGGATTACAAGGATTACAAGGATTGCAAGGATTGCAAGGATTGCAAGGATAATAATGATAATATACATAAGGCAAAAACAATAATAATTAATAAAGTATTAATGACGCGTGAGATAATTAATAGATTAGAGGAGCTATATTCAAACTATCTTGTATATAGAACTATAATTGTGTGCGACGATAATAGTCTTGACCTGTATGTAAATATACTTAGAGATAATAATTATGATAGCTATGTGTTAAAAGAGTATGACGCTGCAATAAATTATGATTCTCTGGATGTAAGGATATTTTTAATAGAAAAGGGGTGTTTTATCAAGTTTATCAAGGGGTATATTGACAATAAGATTAGCGTAAATGCGGATATGGATATGCATAGATATGGGGCATATTTTTATAATTCAATTATAATACAATTTGATAACGATGACTATGATATCATAGGAGAAACCGAGAGAATAAAGAGAGAATACAAGGAAATATCTAATAATTATGATATTATTATCTAATAATAATTTAGAAGATTATACGAGTAGGATATTAATATGGCAGCAAAGAAGAGTTTTTTCGGAAGCGATATATTTATTATGGTTTCAATAATATTCTTTTTATTATTGGCAATTGCCGTGTTATTCGCATATAATAAAAATAAAATAATGGAGACTTTTATGGGCGAATCTGCTAATAAAAAATATAGAATGGAGTATTATTATATGGACGGCTGCGGACACTGTGAGGATTTTAGTAAATCCGGAGTATGGGAGAAGCTTAGTAGCGAATATGGGAATAAATTAGACTTTAAAAAGTATAATATGAAGGATTGCAAGGACAGAATAGATAAATATGAAATCTCGGGATATCCCACAATAATAATAATAGATAAGAGCGGGTCTGAGAAAAAGTTAGAAGAATATAATGATGACAGAAGATACGAGAAAATGAAGGTATTTGTAGGAAAATACGCGGATATGTAGGTATCTGTAGGCGTCCTGAAAAATAAGAGTATATAAGCATATTAATAAAACTTTATAATAATAAAGGGTATAAATAAAAATGGGAGGCGGATTGATGCAATTAGTTTTGAAAGGTAATATGAGCGAATATATTACCTTAAATCCGCATATTAATTATTATAAATATGTTCTCAAAAAACATACTAATTTTTCTATGGAAACGATTGTTATTACTTCTACTGGCGATAGCAATATCGGCTTTAAGCCGTCCGCATCTGATTTGCGCATTAATTTTAAAATAAGGCGATATGCCGATTTATTATCTGGCTTGTTTTTGACATTCAAAATCCCCGATATATACTCGGACAATATATATAAGTTCAGGTGGGTCAATAATTTGGGCTTCAATTATATTAAGGAGGCGCAGCTTAAAATAGGAGTTGTTAATATAGAGACGCTATATGGCGAATGGATGAATATATGGAATGAGCTGACGAGCAAAGATAACATTGAATATAATAAGTTGATAGGGAATATAGACGAATATACTGCGCCTTTTAATTTCGTGCCAAAATACAGAGTGTTAAATAACAGGCTTTATAATGTTACCTATCCTGTATCAAATTTCGCGAAAACTCCTCAAAATCCGAGTATTAAAAAGAGAACAATACAGGTTCCGCTCAATTTCTGGTTTACCAAGAATCCCTCGCTGGCTCTTCCGTTATTAAAATTAGAGAATAATGAGGTTGAATTAGATATTTATATTAATAAAGAAGCTTTTGAGGGATTATATCAGGTATGGAGTAATATATTGAATACCTATGTAAGTCCACTGATGTATAATGAGACACATAATCCTACGACAAAAATATCTATCGCGACATTTGTAAAGCCGAGTGATGTTAATTTTGATGTTAATAACGAGCTATTATGTACCTATGTATATTTAGATAGTGCCGAAAGAAGCAGTTTGCTATTGAATACTAACCAGATTAATTATATTATTAATACGGTTAAGAAAACACAAGCCATTGCATTGAATGATAATCATACACTGATAGATATAACAAATGCCAATCATCATATCAAGGAGATTATATGGATTACGCGAAGAAGCGATTCTATAAGAAACTTCAATAATTATACAAATTACACGGGGTCTCACGAATATAGTGAGGGGCTGGGAATATTAGATAGGGCTTCAATATTATGGAACAGAGAAATAACTCGTGTGGATTATGATGCTACTTATTATAATCACATAGAGCCTCATAAATATCATACGAATATACCGAGAACGGGGATATACTGCTATTCATTTGCTTTATTTCCTGAAAAACAGATTAGTTCGGGTTCTTATGATAATACGCAAATTACTACCTCGTTATCTGTGAATGTAAATACCGAGGTTAAAGATGATGACAAATACACATATATTACAAAAGTATATACTGATATATTAAACAGAGTATATGATGTCAATTTTGAAATTACTATATATGTAATAGAAATAAATGTCCTCACAGTCCTTAATGGCGGTGCTGGCTTAAAGTTCAGCTAAGAGACCATTGCTATCAATTATTTTTATATTCTTTGATATAATTAAAGTATTATGGATTTATTTGTTTTGATAATAATAATTGTATTTGTATTTATAATAAAATATTTAATAGATACTATTAACTCTCTCAACGGAGAGATAAGAGAAATAAAAGAAAAATGTATTATCGGCTCCTCGGGCGGCTCCTCAGGCATAACATTTACAAAAAACAGCGAAAAACCTTCTGATAATGTTAATAACGAGTTAATAAAGACCCTAGTATATTTCAAAGACTACTTTGATAATAACAAATAGGGGGTTTAAATACATATAAATAATATAAGCGTTTATAATTAAATGCCGAGAAAAAGTAAAAACAGCGATGTTAAATCTACAATAGATAAGAAAAAGGGCTTAATGAATACTATTGTAAAAGATGTGGTATTGGTGGAAAACGAGGATATTATATTGCAGTTGCCTATATCTGATAATGATATAAATAAAATAAGTATTACAGAAAAATTATTGGAAGCCCCGACACCATATGAGCCGAACTGTTGTTATATAAATGAGACTAACTTCTATAATACGATTCAGGACAATTTGATAAAGGAAGATAATAACGGAGATACTAACATAGATTATAATGATAATATTATTAAATCTTCAAATAATTGCTATTGGTGTTGCCACGCTATTAAAGACAGGATATTTGGGATGCCCTATAAATATAATATTACCACGAATACTTATATATTATTCGGGAACTTTTGTTCGCTGGAATGCGCGAATGCATATAACTTCTCTTCACACTGTGGGAGCGACAAAGTATGGGAGATAAATAGCTTGATACAGATGTTAAGCAAACATTTTGGATGCACTCGCCCGATACGCCCCGCGCCTTCAAGATTTTTGCTGGATATCTTTAATGGCCCTATGAATATTGAGGAGTTTCGCAAGGGTCATAATACGAATGAAAAAACACACCTATTAAATCTGCCACCTATGATAGCAACTACATACAATTACGAAATTGTAAATACATCATATCTCAAAAACATTACAGATAATATGAATAATAAAATTGAGGCAAAGAAAAACAAAAAATGATATAAGAACATTGATATAATAAATATTGTGAATTACCCAAATTACTATTGCTATTAAGAATGACGAGTCTTGATAATAATTGCTGCGTTTCTGCTGCATCGGCGGCGCCAGCTGTTGCGC